GTAAGGACATTTAGACACAAAACTGGAGGACTCCTTAGTCCAACAGAGAAACATGGACTTATCGGGCACTCTGAACCCTCACTCCTAAAAAGGCGAACACGACGGGGCGTGTGAGTCACAACACTTTGGCACACTTATTTATTACGCAAGAACATGAAAAAACAATAAACACAGACAACAAAACATTGGCAACAGATGGTTTCGGATTACTCCGGGTGGCTGTAGCACACACCCAACCTCTTGGTATAAATACCCTACGAGGCTCTCCAGAATCGCTCTCTTAGCATCTCCCACGTTGGGAATGGCTTCAAGTCGTACTCTGCGGTGAGACGATACGTTGCGATCACTTGCTTGAGGAAATCCACTTCCTGTTCAAATCGATCGCGACCGTAGAAGAAAAATTCATCCACAGCACTACGCATAACCTCGAGCATTTGAGCTTCCTCCGAGATAGTCTTACTTGGGATGTTAACACACAACATCTTATGAATAGACTCCTCATCAAGAGGGCACAGATAAGCTCCAACATCTCCATCCCAGCGCCAAGTTCGCTTCAAAAACGCTACTTCTGAGATGTTGATGTATGGTCGCGAAACACTCTCCTTATCCGCCATTGTGTACTCTACACCAATGGACGCAAGCACTCGCACCATTTCTGTGTGATTAAACCATGGGATTGATTTCGACACACCCATAACATTGTCATCTCCATACGTGAGCAAGGTAACCTTCTCCTTAAAGGTACCACATTCTTTCGTAGGATTCAACTTAATGTAACAATAACGGAGGTACAAAGCATTCACAATGCTGTTGATAATCACCGTCAAGGGGTGGCCGGAAGGATTCGCACCATATGTCATCACAAGGTCACCATGACAATTGATGTACGCATAGGCCGTGTCTTCTGCAATACCATACACCACGAGTAAATCCTCATCAGTCCAACCTGCGAACTTCAAAATCTGCACAATAGCATCGTAAGCAGCCAAAATGAACTCAGCTGTCATCTTCTTGTCGAACTTACCATAGTCTCCGGCGACAATCTGATCATCACCAAAC